AGCGCATGACTGTTAATCATGATGTCACTGGTTCGAGCCCAGTTGGGGGAGCCAAGAGAAAAGTCAGTAATTGAGCCATAAACGGCTTGTTTACTGGCTTTTTGCTTTGTTTATAATATTTTCAATTTTCAAAATTATTCACTTCTTTTTATACCTTTTAATCTCTTATACTACAGATAAACTACAGATTTTCCATAATAAAAACCGCCCGAAATGTAATCGGACGGCTTTTTTTACGCCAATAATTTGATCGCATTGTAAAGAGTGTCAACCTCTTGGATGATGTAGTGGTCAATATCAACCTTGTAATCTGTATGGCCCATAAGTGCGATAATATCTTCTTCCCTTGCTCCTGCCGCTGACATACGGGTGGAAAAGGTTCGACGGCAAGAGTGCGGAGTAAATTCATCACCCAACCCGAGGGCTTGCATCGCCGGACGAAAAGCGTACTTTAAGAAATAATCCTTGTTCATCGCTTTACCAAACTCTGAACCTTCGTGTGTTCGGCAGAAGATTGTTTCACCGTTATTATTTATGCAATTCTGAACGAGCTGTTGTATTTTAGGATGTATCGGCACTATTCTGTCCCTGCCGGCATCTGTTTTCTTACCGCCGACAAAATAATGTATACCGGAATCAGTTACTTTGTATTTGTCAGGCGTTAGCTCAAGAAACTCGGAAACACGAAAGTTGACATAGCACATGATGTATATGTAGTCCATATATGGTACTTTACCCACATTTTGCTTGATGAGTTCAAGCTGCACTTCTGTAAATCTTGTAGCTGTGGTTTCTTCCTGTTCAGGTAATTCAATAAAGGCTGCATAGTTTTTGTTTACGATATCCTCTTTCATTGCAAAGGTGTACAGCGTAGTGAGCAGACACTTGACTTTATGCAACGCCGAGTAGCCTAAGCCTTGGCAGATTTTCGGTGTGCTTGTGACTTTGTAGGTACCTTTACCATTAGGTAAGAGATATTTTAATTTGCCTTCTGCACCGACCTCGTGATGCGGATTATCGTAATAATCCACGATGTACTGATAGTCTGATGTGCGTAAATCCCTAAATTTACGCTTATACAAGGGCTTTAGTTTGATATAAGCACTTGCGTAGTTGCTTTTTACGCTGTCACCAAGTTTTTTATATGCTTTAGTTTTTACCCATTTATCGTGTAATTGCTCAAGTGTCATATTAAAGCCATTGACGGGATTGTACTCATAATCTTTGAGTGCGTTTTCTGCCTCTCGCTTTGTGGCGAAAGTTCCCAAATAAACTTGTTTCCCTGTGACAGAGCTTGCAGCGGCATACGGTTTTGATTTGCTGTCTTTGCGAATGTAAATGCTTCCTGTACCTTTTGTTCTGCGCCTGTTTTTCGGCTTGTCAGATGATTGATTTTTACCGCAGTAAGGACAATACGCAAAATTGTCCTGCAATTCTCGGTTACACCGTCGGTTTATACATTTTTTCATCATTTTGCTCCTTAAAAAAGGGTGCAAAAATCCCCTGCAAAATATTGTAATTTTCGCAGGGGTGTGGTACAATATATTTGCTAAGAAAAATGCACCATTGCACCCGTTGTAATGGTCTCCGCTCTATCCTGTTGGCGCAGGGTAGGGCGGATTTTTTTATTTTATTTTACTTTCTTGCTGACAAGGTTCATTTTAACGTCATTATCATAGGTATCTGTATCGAAATATATTAAATCAGCTCCTACGGTTGATGGATTGAAGTTTTTACAATCTTTCACACTGACTTCAATCATGCCCTCGCTGTGTGCTGAAATCGGAGCGCTACAGACTAACTTGTTGTAGCTTCTTCCGTCTAAGATGACGGTGTCGGCTTGTACGGTTATAGATTTATCCATTTTATTTTTTATATAAAAATGAACATCAACTTCTTCATCCGAATAAGGAGCCTGCTCCGTATCGCTGTAATAAACGGCTATGTCGCTATCTGAATAAAGCTCGGTTAAAGTGTCTTTAAACTCTGTAGGTTTTTCGGTAGGCGGTTCTGTTTCGGGTTCAGTAGCTTTTTCTGCTGAATCTTCTTCAGGTGAACGAACATCTTTTGAAGAATATGTTATTATAGAATTAACAATGATGTCTTCATAAAAATCAAATTCTTCAGATTGCTCATCGCCTTCGGTTGTGAAAAGCATACAACACAAATAATTCTTCGTCACCCACACATACATTGTGCCGTAATACTTATCTCCGGATAATTCCAAATTTGCTATTACACGATAAGCGAGAAAGTCATCTATATGAGTTGTAGTTCTGCTTATTTCTTCAAAGTCATCAAACGAATTTGCAAAGCCATCAAGAAAGCTGTCTACATAGCCTGAGGTAAATTGAGATGGTGAAATATTCGATTGAGATGAACTTATATACAGCCTGTTTCCGTCAGGGTCGTAAAAATAATGGTAACCGTCATGAGCTTTATGCGTCCACTCTTTAGGAATATCAATAGAAAAAGGAGTTATATCATACCACTCAAACAAATCGGTTTCTGAGGTATCGTTAGAGGTTTGATTGGTAGAAGTTGTTACCGGTTCTTGAATATCAGGTTGGTTGCTACATTGCGAAATGGCAGTTACCGCAGTGGTGGTCAATATCAAAGCTATCAGCAAAGCAATGTAAAAATGTGGAGTGCGATATATAGGCTTTTTTTCAGTCGTTTTTTCAGCTTCTCCCGTAGGGCTGAATTTGTTTTTTTGATATGTATGGCATATCGGGCAAAATACTGAATTATTCGGTATGATGTTACCGCAACTTTCACACTTGCAGGGTTCTGTGTTTTTAGATTCGTCGTCTTTAAACAGAGCAACCTGTTCAATCTTCGCTCCGCATTCGTTACAGAACTTTGCACCGACAGGAACCTCAGAACCGCATTTTTGACATTTCATTTATAAACCCTCCTCTTTTGATATATATATTGACAATATATATATCATGTATTAAAATAATATTAGAGAGGTTCAGACTTCTCACTATTCCTATTTTACCTACCATAGTTGCCGCTATGGTAGGTTTTTCTTTTTGTTGATAAAATCCGCAAATTGCTCCTTTACTTGCCGTTCAAGAGGGTGCAGATAAAAGGCTTTTCTGCGTTCGAGTTCTGCTATTCGTTCAGCCCTGTAGGTCGCCGCCTCAAGACTGATGTTGCATAATTCTGCAATAGCAGCGGAAGTTAGTGCGTGCAATTCGTGAAGGACACAGGCAGGGGCGAGTAAATCCCGAGCAAATACATTTGCTGAATGTTCGGCATCGTCGATTGTTGCAAATCCGTTGCCGTCTTTGCTGAACAAATGGCCTAAAAATATATGACCGAGTTCGTGTGCGATTGTAAATCTACAACGCTGAGGAGATTGCTCATCGGCATAGACGATATACAACTTATCATTTTGTATAAGCGTTGTACCGCTCTCGTTTTTGCTTAGCAGATTGGCCACCGAATTTTTCAGTAAAACAATGTCGGCTTGCTTAGCTATCTGACTGACTTTAACAGGCAGACTGTTTATATTATAATCAATCAAACATTGCCAAGAGGCATTGCGTGCATTTTTATATTGTCCATAATTCAAGTTTTACCACCTCATAGGTATTGTAACCTATGAGGTGTTTTTTATTATGTACTTATAAATCTGTATCGTCAGGCTCAAACTTACTAAGATCAGGTAAATTTACTATTTCGATAGGCTGATTGTTGCCGTCACTTCGTGCGGCTTTTACGGTTGGTATTAGATTATTGTTTAAAGACGACACCAAGTCAGCTTGATTTATACATCTTCTATATTCAATATCTAATATTTTATCAACTACTTCTTGACCATAGTTGTCAAGTGCACGGTATTTTTTTATTAAACCTTTTTCTGTTCCAGTAAATTCAGAAACTTGTTTTGTATGAACTTTATTTATTAAATCACTAAAATTTATTCCATATATATTACACAATGAAACAAGAGATTCTATGTCAATTTTGCTTTTCGCTCTTTCCCAACTACTTATGTTAGCAGCTGAGCATCCGATAAGTTCTGCAACTTCAGATTGCTTCATATCAATCGACTCTCTTGCTCCTTTTAATAGATTACCTAAATGAGTATAATCAAATATCATTTGAATAACCTCCTCTTTGAGTTTATTATACAAGCGAAATTTGAAAAAGTCAATTATTTTTTAAAGAAAAATCAAAAATAATTTGAAAAAACCGTTGACAATCAAATCAAATTTGTATATAATCAAATTGTAATCAAATTTAATTTGAAAAGAGGTGAAAAAAATGAATTTGTATTTAGCTATCGGGTCGTATCTTGAGAATAACGGCATCACGCAAACATATTTATCAGAACGTTCAGGGATGACAACCAATGCACTTAACTTATCGTTAAAAGGTAAACGCAAACTCACAGCCGATGAATATATCAAAATTTGTGATGCTTTAAAAGTCCCTTACGATTTGTTTGTGAAAAAATTGTGAACAGCTTAACGAAAGGAATGATAAAAATGGCACTAACCATATATGCGGTAGTTGCTACCGTAGCAGTAGTGGCGATTATAAAAGCTGTAAAATGGAAAATTGCTACAAGAGCAATGGTGGTTTATTGTACGAAAAATTTTAGAATACCCACAGACAAAGAACTTGCCGACTGCTCCAAAGAAGCCGCCGGCAAGACAATAAGATTTAAAGGATTTGAGGTGATAAAAAATGCTCTCAAAAATCATGATAAGCCGTAATTACAAAAAGAGAAAGCACGGTGTAGTCATACACTTGAATAACTTTGCGAGCGAAGAAGAAAAAGCAAAGGTAATAAATGAGATAAAAACCGTGTTACATCGTAATAACTACAAAAGCAAAAATGCGATTTCATACAAAATAAAAATCGGCTGAACAATAAATTCAACCGATTGAAAAACAATAATTATTCGATGTTATAAAGGTCATCATAGCCTACATCAATAGGATCGGTAGCATTGCAGGCTTCAAGACATAGAGCCTTAGGAATATCTTCATCAGGTTCTTCTTCAAAGATTGAAAGAGTTACATAAACCATACCATCGTCTTTCATCAACTTTACCTGTTCGTATAATTCCGAAACTTTGACTTTGATTCGACACATTGTTATCACCTCCTTAAATTGATTATAACATTAAAAAGCTTCATACACAACAAGAAGAAAGGAATGGTAAAAATGATTGATTGTTCAAAAACCGAAAATTATTTCGCTGAAAAGCTGAGGATGACGAAAAGAACAAGGGAGGAAGGATGCAAAATTAAATGTTCCGAGTGTCCGCTGTCCTGTCAGAATAACGGGACATCTGAATTTACGAGCTGTATAACTTTTGAAATGCTCTATCCCGAAAAGGCAATCAAAATCGTTCAGAGGTGGTCGGATGAACATCCGCAGAGGACTTATTTGAGCGAATTTCTAAAGAATTATCCGAATGCAGAGCTTAATTGCGGAGTACCAAGAATTTGTCTAAAAGAATTAGGAGCTATTTCGGGTTGTGCAAAAACAAAAAAAGGTGACTTCTATATTAGCTGTCATAGTTGTTGGAAACAGCCTTTGCCAGAAAGGGAAGAAAAATGAGTAAGTGGAATAAAAAGAAAAAGGCAATGCCAAATCGACAATTGCCTTTTGAACACCCTGCTTATCCTATTCAGAGCGATTTTTATGAAATTTCTTTAGAGAAATACGACGGAGAACTACCGATTCATTCGGTGCAAATGTCCTTTGTACTGCCCTATGACGATTGGTGCGAATTTTCAAAGTCAAACCTTTACAAACATTTTCAGGAGTATCTTCAGGAACTAAAAAGACGAGATAACCTGCATGTGAAGAAAGCATTGGAAGATTGATAGGTAAATGCTCGTTGTAAGTGGGTACATAATAAACTTTACCATTTCTAACATGTTCTAAAGCCAGCACTTCAAATGTAAATGTGGTTTCATCATAAATTCCGCTGTCGAGGATAACTTGCAGGTCGGTAATAGTAATAGGCAGGTTAGATTTATTGTTTGTTTGATAATGTAAAATTAGTTTTTTCTGTCCTCTTGCATACGGACGAAGAACGCATTCTTTTATTTGAATTTCTAAATTAATTCTGCGTGACAGCAAATATTGAATTAGATTTATCAGAGAAATCAAAAAGCCTAATATACCTAAAATTCCACTAATTACAACCCACATAATAATCAACTCCTTTGCTTGATTATAACACCAAAAAATTCAATATACAACAAAAATGAGGTGATTAAATGAACGACAAAATCCTTATCAACCCTAAAACAAATCAGGAGTACAGAGATGTACCGCCGACCGTGGCGGCTGAATATCTCGGAGTTGCTCTCAATTATGTTTATGAGGGGCTAAAAAAACAAACCCTGCCCATCGGTTCAGCCGTACAGAGCGACAAAGGGCGTTGGAGCTACAACATACCGATTGACCGGCTAAAGGCCTATGCAAGCGGTGCAGATATATCCTTACTGACCACACTGCTCAACAAATTGATCGGCAGCGGAAATACAATCAACGAAAGGACGGCGTAAAAATGATAAATTCGCCGTGCTACGGCTGTCAGATACGGACAACAAGATGTCATACAGATTGTGAAAGATATCTTGAATACAAATCAAAGTGTGACAATCGCCGAGCCGAACGCTCTAAGAATTATGACTTTTTTAATTACATCAGTCATAAAATCGACATCAATACGAGATGTCGAAAACTAAATAAATGAAAGGACTTTATAACGAATGTGGCATTTAAGAAACTACGAGACGAAAAGATCGCTCAGAAAAAAGTATAAGCATTGCAAAGAGCAACTCGAATACACACGAAAGAGCCTCAGCACGAAAAGTGATGAGCTTGAAACAGCACACAGCGATATTGACTTTTTTAAGGTCAGAATCATCAAGGCGCTTAATGAAGTTAATAAACTTTGTGAGGGCAACAATCTGTTTTTACCGCCTGAGATTGAACGCATACAGGTTGAGCTTGCGGTCACAGATGTGATTGACATTAAAGAAACCTCCAAAGGCTTTATTTGCGTAGCGGTTGAGGAGTGCAACCGATGAATTTTACAGGCAAAGAAAAAGACCGTTGATTGCTTGCACTACAATCAACGGTCGGCAAATAACACAAGGCTATCTGCGTACAAATACAGTCCAACATTATTATATCAGATGACCTTGCGAAAATCAAGGAGATTATATAAATGAATAAAAAATCTAAATTACAAATGATACCCACTGACAAACTTAATCCACATCCCGATAATCCGAGAAAGGTTATCGGCGATGTGTCGGAGCTCGCAGAATCCATCAAAACAAACGGCATCTTACAGAATTTGACCGTAGTGCCAAACAATGATAACTGGGATGATTTTACCGTTATCATCGGGCATCGCAGGCTTGCGGCCGCAAAGCAGGCAGGCTTGACCGAACTGCCGTGTGCTGTTGTTGAAATGACAGAGAAAGAACAGCTGTCAACGATGCTCACAGAGAATATGCAAAGGTCAGATTTGACGGTGTATGAAGAAGCAAAGGGCTGTCAGCTGTTGCTCGACCTCGGTGATACGGTCGCAGAGGTTGCCGAAAAAACAGGATTTTCAGAAAGCAAAATAAGGCGGAGAGTAAAACTCTGTGAGCTTGATGAAGAAGCTTTCAAAGAGAGCCAAATCCGACAGCCTACATTGCAGGATTATGACAGGCTGAATCAGATTAAGAATATTGAAGTAAGAAACGAATTGCTTAAATCAATCGGAACGAATAATTTCGACAATCTTTTGTATTCTGCGGTTAAGAAGCAGGAAACAGATGAAGAGAAAGAAAAAATTGAAAAGCTCTGCCTTGAACATGGGATGACTAAAGCGCAGAAATATAACGAAATTCCAGACAATTACGAATACACAGGAATATTCACGCTCAAAAATTTGATCGGTAAAGACTTTGCGGACGGCAGAAAAAGATATTTTTATTTTGCTTACGGCTCAAACATCTACATCTACGCAGAGGCTTTAGAAAAGCAGGAAAAGAACGATGCCGAAGAAGAAAAGCGAAAGCTTGAAGAACAGAGATGGGATGAGCTTGTTGAACAGGCGGAAGAAATAGACGAACGCTGTGAGGCTCTCAGAAGAGGCTTTATGCTTAATACAAATTTCAATGACAGCAACAAGCAGCAGGAGCTTGTGAAATTTATAGTCGCCCAAGTGGCGACAGGCGTCAGTAACAAGGCATACAGATTTGGCGAAGTAGTCGAGAATCAAGATGATGAAAACACGGACAGCTACATCAACGAACACTGGAGCGATAACAGCGGTAGAATGCTTATGGCGACGGCATACGCTTTGTGCCAAAGAGCTTATGAAAAATTAAGCTTTATTTATGTAGACTATAACAGCAAAACGATCAGCCGAAAAAACAGCCCGGATTTAAACAAATTTTATGCTTTGCTTTGTAAACTCGGCTATGTGATGAGTGATGAAGAAATTCAGCTCCGTGACGGCACACATCCGATTTTTACAACGGGTGAAGTAAAATAAACTAAATATGTTAATCACACAACTGCACTTGTGAGATTATATAAATCCCATTTAATACCTTCTTTCTTTAATTGTATTTTCGGGTAGGTGCAGATGCCCGAACAAATTAACCGATAACAAGCTCTGCACAGCTTGTTATATAAAACTCGTTTACTCCTCTTTAAATAAATTCTGACATTGAAAGCGGAGCAGGTGTAGATGGTCCGCTTTAGGTGAAGAAAATGGCATCAATCAAAGTTAAATCCGAATACAAAGAACTTGTTAAATTATTCGACCAATTGTCCGGATCAAGGTCATTGTGGCAAGTGTTCAACGATTGTATAGAAATGTTTGCGCTAAGCATTCAGAATACTTTTTGCTTTGGTCAAACATTTGAAAAAAACGAAAATCGCTATAAAGACATCACCAAAAATTATAGTGAAAGCGAAATTGAAACAATTGTAAAAATTTTCGCCGAGATAACTAATGCACTCGAAACAAATCCATTTCAAGATTTTTTGGGGGATTTGTATATGCAACTTGATATGGGAAGCAGCGCTCTTGGACAATTTTTCACGCCGTACACCGTATCTTATGCAATGGCGGAAAGTTCGTTTGACGAGAAAAATGCAAAAGCTGAATTATCCCAAAAAGGATATATCACGGTTCTTGAGCCTACGGTCGGTGGCGGAGCAAATGTAATTGCGTTTTGTGAGGTGCTGAAAAATCATGACATCAATTATCAAACACAATGTGTCATTGTCTGCCAAGAGCTCAGCAAATCAACTGCTCTGATGTGCTATACAGCACTGTCGCTGATAGGTTGTGCAGCGGTGGTTAAAATTGGAGATAGTTTGAGTGATCCATATACGAACTATTTTGCTGAGTGTTCTAAAGGTGCTGAAATTTGGACAACTCCAATGTTTCACATTCAAAACTGCTATAAGAAGGTATGAATCTATGCAAGAAGAGGCGCTTTTACAAATCATTAAAAAACAGCTTAATGAGATCGTAAGGTGGTAGATTTACAAAATGTCGAGGCTAAATAAAACATGGACGGCCGATGAAATAGATTATCTTATTTCTGCTTGGGGCAACGTTAATATGGCCACTATAACAAAACACCTTGATAGATCCGAATGTGCGATAAGGCTAAAAGCCGGTAAGTTAAACTTAGGACCTTTCTTGACTAATGGCTATAGATACATCACAATAAGCAATCTTTATAAACTCATTCGTCCAAACACTTCTGCCAGTTATCTAAAAACATCGTGGGTAAAAAATAGGAATCTGCCTACTCACAACATTTCAAGAAGTTCAAAAACAAATTTCACCGTTGTTTACATAGATGAATTTTGGATGTGGGCAGAGAAAAATCAATATTTTTTAGATTTTTCGAAACTTGGAAGATATCAATTAGGACCTGAGCCTGATTGGGTAAGCCAAAAACGAGAGGCAGACATATTAAGGAACAGTTTTATCAAAGCAACTCCATGGACAAGCAGAGAAGATAACCTTCTCAAAGAATTGCTTATAAAGCAAAAGTATGGTTACAAAGAACTATCACAAATATTGTGCCGTAGCGAAGGAGCTATACAGCGCAGAATTAATGACCTAAACATCAAATACCGTCCTGTAAAAGCTGATAACCATCAAAAATGGGCTGAATCTGAATACACTTTACTTGGCGAAATGATTAAATGCGGAAGCAAATATGAAGAAATATCCGACAGAATCGGTCGATCAGTTAAAGCTATCAGAGGACGTGTATTTGATAAGTATCTCACGGAAAATCTTGACAAAGTACGAAATTATATAGGCAACGGAAACTTTGGAGACGGAACGCCTGACAAGCCGTTAAAATACAAGCGACTTATGTCGGACGAAGAAAAAAACAAAGCTAATCTATTGTTATCAATCGTCGCAGGAGATTTACTTTGTGTTGCAAAAACGAACTCAAATGTTGATGAGGAATACAGTGAATATTGGCAAAAGGATATGTGCTTGAATTGGAGTAATATTAAAGGCTGCATTGCATGTGAAAAAGATTGCGATAGTTGCACATCATTTAAAAGAATACCAGTGCAACACTGTAAGCGTTGTGGCAAGGATTTTTTTGAGCGTAAACAGAACATCTTTTGTTCCGCCTGCCGAACAGCTCGTCTACATCAAGCGCAGAAAAAATATGCAATCCTTCATCAAAAGCAAAGTCGAAAGTAAAGAAGGTGTATCTATGGATGATAAAACAGAATTCGTACGAATGGCAACAACACAATGCCTAAAGTATATGTCTGTGAATGAGGCAAACAAGGTTGAGCAAATTTTGTCAGTCTTGTTGACAAAATATTCTCTAAAAAAAGAAACCTACGCTTTATCCACCGAAACAGTTACTCCTAATCAAAAATTAGTAAATACTTTTTTAGCCATTAAAAAAATTAGTGGTTTAACTGACAAAAGTCTAAAAGCTTATAACAATGAAATACAAATGATGCTTAAAGCAATAAATAAGCCTATCGCAGACATTAAGGTTAATGATATTCGTGCATACCTTGCTTTTGAACAATTAAATAAAAATGTATCAAACAGTTACCTTGATACAAAATTAAGATACTTAAAATCATTTTTTAAAACACTGAGAATTGAAGGCTACATACCAAATGATCCGGCAGAAAAAATCACAAAAATAAAAGCTGAAAAGGTAATCAGAAAGCCGTTTACACCGATTGAAACCGAAAAAATCAGAGATGCTGCCGGAAAAGATTTGAGGTTGAAGGCAATCATAGAATTTCTATTATCGACAGGATGTCGAGTTACAGAAGTGGAAAATGCAAATCGCAGTGACATTAAAGATGATAAACTGATTATCACAGGCAAGGGTAACAAGCAAAGATACGTGTATCTTAACGCACAAGCAAAACTTGCTTTGGAAAAATACGAAAATACGAGGTCAGACACCAACAATGCTTTGTTCGTTAGTAAAGTTAAAATAAAAGGTGAATACAAAAGGCTTGAAAAAGGACAAATAGAAAATATCATTCGTGAGCTTGGTAGAAACATCGGAATTGAAAATTGTCACCCACATAGATTCAGAAGAACCATGGCTACCGATGCCCTTAGAGCCGGTATGCCAATTGAACAAGTATCACTAATGCTTGGCCACGAAGAACTGACTACAACACAAATATACGCAAGATCTGATGAATCCGATGTTTATCAGGCACATCAAAAATATGTTAGATAAATAGGAGTGATAATATTGGCATTCCCCGAAAAATTAAAAGCGTTAAGGCTTAAATATAAATTAACGCAGGAAGAATTAGGTGAAAAACTCTGTTTGAGCAGAACAAGTATATCTTACTATGAGCAGGGGAAATTTGAACCTGATATTAATACCATAATAGCTGTGTCAGATTTATTTAAAATTTCGATAGATAAACTGTTGAAATGAGGCGTGACAATGATAATAAAAAAAGTATTCGACATATGCAAGAAAAATAAAATTATTTCCATTTTCGGCAACGAAAAAGGCGAGCAATGGCTGTCAGACGGCTATGCGGTCTATCCTATTTTCGGCTTGCCGGAACTCAATGAAGATTACATATGCAAACTCTATGACATCAACGATGCGCAGAGAGATAAGATTAGATTTACAATCAGTCAAACCAAGCCGTTGATTGATGTTGAGGATTGTTCGGCGGATGAAACACCGGCTGAAATGTGGGATATAAGCATTATATGCGACGGTAAAGTAATGCTCCCAATTAGCACCGCAGAGGGCTTAATGTTTATTGACAGAGTATACCTTAATCCTTTTGTGGATATGCCAAACGAAACAATGGCACTTGCACTGCGTAAGGACTTCAAAGGTACTCCCTATTTTGCCGTTAAATTCGGAATGATTGCATACGGCTTTATATGTGCTTATGAAATTGTTGATGAAGATTTTGTGAGGCAATTGAAATCATTATACATTGAAAGCGATATGATTTTGAAAAACAAGAAAGGATGACCTGCCGATGAAGCAGTATGAAGCTGACCAACAGCGGAAGTTATTTCAGTGGACGACCTTCATCCGGGCAAAGTATCCTGAAATTGATTTGATGTTCCACATTCCGAACGGCGGAAGCAGGAACAAACTTGAAGCAGCCAACCTCAAAAAGCAAGGAGTAAAGGCAGGTGTGCCGGATTTGTTTTTACCGATCAGCCGTGGAGGTTATCATGGTCTGTTCATCGAATTAAAATACGGTAAGAATAAGCCGACTGAAAAACAAACCGAATGGCTTAAAAGCCTTAATGAACAAGGCTACGCTGTCGCTGTATGTTATGGTTGCAACGAGGCAAGCGAAAAAATATTAAAGTATTTGAAATTAGGTGAAATAAATGAATGAAGAAAAAAAGAAACGAGGTCGCAAGAAGAAACTCGACCGAATAGACAGGATGTGTCTTTACTGTTCTGATTACAACGCAAAGCACGGCACAACTTACAGCTATGGCCAGTTTGTTGCGCAGATAGACGCAGGGAAAATTAAAAGACTTGGGTTATATGATTATGAAGGAGGTCTTGCAAAATGAGTGAAAATGAAAAACCGGTTGCAGCGGAAATGCAGGACAAGCCGACACCGGCAGAAACATTGTCAGAACTCGACCGGCTTGTGATAGGTTTTATTGACGGTGACCTTGATGTGGCTACGCTCAATAGCTTAGATATGTTTAATCGTTGGTTAGTGTTGTCAATGTCAGCCATATACAGTTGCACAAAGATAGGCTTGCTATCAGCCAAGTCTTGTGTCAAGGCCAAATACAAGCTCCTACAAGAGTATCGCAGGTTTAGGACTGACACTTTTTTTGCAAACAAGGAACACATCGAATGGATAAAAAGGACGAAAGAAACTTCTTGCAAATTAACGGAGTTGTCAAAGGCGATTGCCGAACACGATACTAATGTATTGCAAATTGCTTTACAAATAATTGACCTTCTCACAAAGCATGATGTTTATAACAAACTTTTCATTTTGTCAGACGCATCGGATACATATAAAGAAAAATGTTTAAAAACACTAACCGAAAACGATACAGCATTTTTGAATGAGTTCGGCAACATACCTTTTGTGGATTTGCTCTTTAAATTTTACAAGTCAACAGAAGAAACAAGAGCAACTGAAATCTTTAAGGAATTGGATGCTGACAACATCAGAACTGTAGCTTGTCACGTGCCGGTTAAGTCGGATGATTGCCGAGGAATCGCAAAAAGCTACAAGGAATACTTCGGTATTTAAAATAAGGCAATATTCTTGTCGCACGCAAAATCTTAAAGAAAATTCAAATCAAGTTAATCCTATATTAAAAAAGTAATCAAAGCGACGACTTCCGTTTTGATTAAACTGTTACAAAAGAATGCACCAAAAATCAAACACACAATTGCAGCGACAAGGTTGCACAAAGCAGTAGTTCGGTGGTCAGACGGACTACTGCATATTTATATCATCTGACTTTTTAATGCGAAAATAGAACAATAGACAGTCACAAATAAAAGGGTTGAAATACCCTTTAACTATCCCGCTCAAGGAATTAATTAAGTGACCGTTTTAGTTTTTACATATATAATGGGAAGTTTAATATGTTTACATACAAAGCTGAAATTAAATCAGGACCTTTGCTTGAAGTCAAGTATTATAAGTCCATCCGCAAACGAAACAAGAAAAAACTTGCTCGACAAATCAATCAATCTCGAACAAACGAAAAGCAAGCCAAAGCAAATCGTATCAGAGGAGAACAACACACACAGAGGCTTATCCTTTGCAACTTCTCTGAGGGCGACTGGTTCGCAAGGTTCTCCGCTCCGTTTGGTGAATTTACCGAAGATGAATTTGAGAGGGTTGTGTCGAATTTTTTCAAGCGTATCAAACGCAGAACAGATAAAAAACAAATTAAATTTAAGTACATCGGCTACTGCGAATGTGGCAAGCTCGGAAAGAATTGGCATTTGCATATTGTAATTGAGGATTGCGTGCGTGAAATCTTAACAAAATGCTGGCCGTGGAAAAACGGAATCAATTTTACTCCGCTCTACCAAGACGGAAACTATGCTGACCTTGCAAAATACATACGAAAAGATGTCAATGGTAAGAAGCGCTTGAAAACATCTCGCAATCTCAATAAGCCTGAGGTCAAAGTTGTTGAAGGAAAAAAACGAGAATACAGAAAACTCGAACGAGGTGAGGCTTTGCCTTGTCCCGAAGGATATTATTTTTACAAAGACGAAATGTGGATAAATGACTTCACGGGTGCGTCTTTTCATTTTACTTACTTAGCCAATAGCCATAAACACAAGAAAATCGGAGGTGCAAGGATTTGAGAGATACAACAAGAGATTATACAATTGCACAGTTTAGACTTTATGCCTCTCTTGGATTTCCAAGCAAAGCACAGGTTGTAGCTGACAAGACAATGCACCGAGCATTACAACTTGACCTGCTTGCTGTGGCAGACACACTTAATGCCTTGACCAATAGCGGTAAAGACTACATCCGTCAAGCTGTCAGCGCTGTTTATTTTGTTGCACCAACAAAGCCGTTGCACAAAGGTGAAATAAATTTGAGAGTGACCAAGTTTGCTGTCAATAACTATATAGACGAACGCACGGTGTTTCGCTGGCTAAAAGAAGCACGATTGCTTTGCGCAAAACTTCGTGGGCTTAACATTTGTACATATTGCACAAAGAAAGATGTCAGTAGAAGCGATTAAACCTGTTGTAAAATTAAATTGTAATGATAAAACGAAAAGTAACAACGGACTGGATCATTAGCCAAATCCGTGAGGGCAAGGCGTATAGATTCTATTTAACGGCCGATTGGCAAAAAGTCAGAGATGCAAAAAAAGCGAAAGAACATTACGAATGTGAACGCTGTCGTGCTGTGGGTAAGTACAGCCCTTGCGAAGCAGTACATCACAAACTATATTTAAAAGTAAGACCTGACCTTGCTCTCGACATCAACAACCTTGAGTGCCTTTGCAAGGACTGCCATTACAAAGAACATCACAAGTACGAATCGAAAAAATTAAAAGATGAGTTTGCCGAGCGATGGTGAGCGAAAAAAAGCATACCCCCGGGTAAAAAATCGAAAAATTCCGAGGCTTACGGATAACGGTGTAAAGGCACGACAGTTTGGTCTCGCGCACGCACACGAGAAATTTTTGAGAGAGGAGTAGGCACAAATGGCACAGATTAAAATTGCAGAAATCAAGGACAGCTTGATTGAACAATTAACCTTGAAAGGTGCAAACATTGAAGTCTATAGAGATTTAATTGACAGCTATATTTTTTGCACGAAGCTTGAGCGTAAAATGCAGGCGGACATCCGCAAAAATGGCTTGACATACAAAGCTATCAGCGCCACCGGTAAAGAATATATGAAGGACAATCCCTCAGTAAAAAATGCCGTGATGTACAACAAACAGCGCTTAGCGATTCTCTCACAAATGGGGTTGTCGATTGACAAAGTTGAGAGTGAATCTGATGACGAACTGTAAAGTCATAGACGATTACATCGACCTTGTTAAAAGCGGTAAATATCGCGTCTGCCGTGAGCAAATTCAGCTGATAAAGTTTGTTGAAAATGTTTTTGAAAACGAAGAAATCTATGTTGATGAAGAACAGCTTGAAAAGTATTTAGCTTTGCAGAAATATTTTCCTTATCAACTTTTTGAATGGGAAAAGTTTTGCTTTGCGTTGCATAATTGCACATACTCAGCTCCAGGTGTTTTAAGGTTTCCCGACCTTGTACTTATCGTCGGAAGAGGTACAGGCAAAAATGGCTATTTAGGTTTTGAGGATTTCGCGCTTTTAACACCGATAAACGGTATTAAAAATTACGATATTGACATTTGTGCAACATCGGAAGATCAGGCGACTATTACTTTTAACGATATTTATAATGTCCTTGAAGATAACAAAGCCAAAATGCAAAAACACTTTAAGTGGACGAAAACAAGAATTGTAAATATAAAGACAAACTCTGTGTTGAGATATCGGACATCTAACAGTGATACGAAAGACGGCGGTAGACCGGGTAAGGTTGATTTCGACGAAAAGCACGCTTACGAAAACTACAAGCTTATTGACGTGTTTGTCACCGGCTTAGGAAAAAAGCCACTTCCGAGAACTACGACGACTACAACAATGGGATATGTTCGAGACGGTCCACTTGACCAAGAGTTTGCGAGAGGCCTTGAAGTCTTAAACGGTGATGCGCCCGACAACGGCACGCTTTATTTTATTTGCCGATTAAATGACGAAAAGGAAGTTCATGACGAGCAAAATTGGTACAAGGCGAATCCGAGTTTGCAGTATTTTCCAAACTTACTCCGAGAACTTCGGAAGGAATACGAAAAATGGAAAATTGATCCAAATAATAACTCTTCATTCATGACGAAGAGAATGAATTTACCGCAGGGAACGGAAGCAAATCCTGTAACCTCATGGGAAAATATCAAAGCTACAAACAGACCTCTTCCCGACCTTGAAGGTAAGCCGTGTGTTTTTGGCATTGATTACACAAAAACTACTGACTTTTTGGGAATTGGCTTAATGTTTTTGATTGACGGCTCAATCGCATGGAAGCCGTTTTCGTGGTATTGTTCGCAATCCGCTGATTTAGGCAGAATTAAATTTCCTTATGCTCAACAGCCTGATTTACAAAGGGTTGACGGGGCGGAAATACCTCCCGAAATCGTAGCTGACTGGTTGAGAGAGCAGAAAAAGCATTACAACATCGTCGGCGGAGCATTGGATAGTTACCGATACACTTTGCTCAAAGAACCGTTAATGCAGTTAGGTTTTGAGTGTGACCGTAAAGGACGAAATAATCTCAAATTGGTTAGACCGTCAGATAAAATGCTTGTAGCTCCTCTGATTGCTTCGGATTTCGCTAATCATCGTATTGTTTGGGGTGATTCGGCACTTATGCGCTGGTACACGAACAATACATCGGCAATTGAGGATAAAAACGGCAATATCATATATGGCAAAATCGAACCAAAATCACGAAAAACAGATGGATTTATGGCATTTGTCGCAGCATATACACAGCTTGATTTGTTGAAGCAAAATCAGCCGATGACGGTTGATGAAATCGAGAATTGCTTTAACGCAATTGTATTTTAAAGGCAGGTGAAAAGATGAAAGTGATAAACTGGGTAAAAAATCTCTTTAAAAAAGATGCCGTTGCAGCGGAATTTAACGAGGACGGCTCGACAGTTGATGAACAGAGATTCCACTTGACAGAACTTGCCTTATTTACAGCGATTGATTTTATCGCTCGAAGTTTGGCAAAATGTGAATTTGTGACGGTAAACAATAACCGAGAAAGTCGCAAAGCTGAATACTATCTGTGGAACTATGCACCTAACAAACATCAAACAAAAATCGAGTTTTTTACACAAGCTGTGGCTAAACTGATTTTTGACAATGAGCTTTTAATTGTTGAAACTGCCGATAATCAGCTTATGATTGCTGATAGCTTCTCGAGAACGGAACACGCTTTGATTGACGACACATTCAGCGGCGTTACTTGCCGAAATTTTACATATCAGCGCATTTTTCCTGAAAGTGAGGTAATTTACCTCAGATATAATAACTTTGCTCTTAACGGCTTGTTATCGGATATGTGCAACACTTACGAGCAGTTAATGTTATCAGCTCAAGAAAGATATAACAAAGCTGTCGGACATAAAGGCATCTTAGAGATGGATAATTACAGTTTTGGCGATGAAAATTTTGCCGAAACCTACAACAAAGTGCTGTCAAAGCAGTTTAAATCATTTTACTCAAACAAAAATGCTGTTATGCCGATTTTTAAGGGTATGAAATATTCAGAACCCTCAACCGATGCCGGAAAGACTACGAACAGCGAGATTAACGATATCCAAAAATTGAGAACTGAGGCATACACGATTGTTGGCAATGCTTTGCACATTCCGCCGGCTATTTTAAGTGGGGAAGCCTCTCAACTCTCGGACGCTATGGATTGTGCTATCGGAAATGCAATTGATCCGATTGCAAATATGTTTGAGCAGGAAATCACCAAAAAGAGATTCGGCGGTGCTGAATTTAATAAAGGCAATTATCTTTTAATTGACACAACAGCGGTAAGGCATATTGATGCCGTAAGTCAGGCGAACAACCTTGATAAGTCAATCGCAAGCGGTGTTTTAACTCCTGCGAAAGCTCAAAAATATTGCAATATGCTCCCTTGCCCCGAAAAATGGGCGAATAAATATTATATTACGAAAAATTATCAAACAGCGGAGAACGCATTGAAAGGTGGTGAATAAATGAAAAGTAGAAATTACAACATCAAGCAGATTGCAGAAAATCAGAATGTTTTGCAAATTTATCTTTACGGCGAAATCGAGCCGGGCTATTTGGATTGCTGGGGATATTATTACGGCTCAACTACGAGCGCCGAATATATTCGAAAGGCGATTGAAAAAGCAGGTGAAATTGAAGGCATTGAAATCTACATCAATTCCGTGGGCGGATTTGTTGATGAAGGTGTAACTATTTACAACCTGCTCAAACGGCAGAGTGTGCCCGTCACTGCATACATTGACGGTATGGCTTGTTCAATCGCCTCTGTTGTCGCAATGGCGGCTGACAAGATTGTAATGCCGTCAAACACAACAATGATGATTCATCATGCGGTCGGAGGCTGTTACGGAAATGCGAAAGAACATAGAGATTACGCTGAACAGCTTGAAAAAATCAGCACGGCAAGCACAAACTCTTATCTTGTTCACGCAGGCGAAAAGCTTACAAGAGAAAAGCTTGAACCGTTGCTCGATGCTGAAACATTTCTGACCGCACAAGAGGCTTTTGACCTCGGTTTGTGTGATGAAATCGTTGATCCTGTCGATTTAACGGAATCAAAAGAAATCGTTAACGATGCACAGCAGAAGAAAAATCCAAAAGCAAAACAGGCAGCGGCAGAGCTTTTAAAAATGCTCGGAACAAAGCCTAAACCGCAGACACCGCCCGAACCACAGGCTGAACCGAAAGAAAAGGACAGCTTTGAATTTTTTGAAGAACTTTTTAAAACCAAAAATTATTTGTAAAGGAAGATGAAAAAATGAAAAATCTTGATTTACTTGCAAACGCAAAAGCACAGTTTGCACAGAATTTTAAAGACGCTTTTGAATCAAAAGACGAAACAAAGATGACAAACGCTCTCAACGAGTATGCGGAGAGCATTCAGCAGTCCATTATTTCCGTTGCTCAGGAAATCGGCGAAACTGCCGACAACACAATCCTTGCCAAGAGAGGATTCAGACAGCTTACAAGCGCAGAGCAGAAGTTCTACAACAATTTTGTAACAGCGGCAAAATCTGCTGATGTTAAGCAGGCACTCACAGGTCTTGATGTTACAATTCCTCAGACAATTCTCGATACAGTGCTTGAGGACATTACAAACAATCATCCGCTGCTCGATGCAATTGGCATCGAAAACACATACGGCTCTGTTAAGGCAATCTTTGCTACAGACACAAAACAGCTTGCCGCTTGGGGCGCATTAAATTCCAAAATCACACAGGAGCTTGCAGGCACAATTCAGGAAAAGGACTTCTCAACATCAAAGGTAAGCGCTTTTGTTCCTGTTCCGAAGGACATGCTTGACCTCGGTGCTACATACATCGACGCATATGTCCGCAGAATCCTTGCTGATGCACTTGCATACGCATTTGAGGACGGTTTTATCAACGGCGACGGCAACGGAAAGCCTATCGGTATGCTGAAAGATCCCGAGGGCGCTGTAAAGGCAGGTGCATACACTGAAAAAACAGCAACAAAGCTCACAAGCCTTGACATTAAGTCATATATGGATGTTGTTGCAAAACTCGCAAAGGGCAAGGGCGGTAAAACCAACAACATTACATCGGTTGACCTCATCGTTAATCCTGTGGACTATCTCACAAAGATTATCCCTGCTACAACTGTACTTGCAACCGACGGCTCGTACAAAAACAACCTCTTCCCGTTCCCGACAAATGTTTATCCGTCAGAAATGGTTGCGGAAGGCACTGCCGTTATTGGTCAGCTTTCAAGATATAAAGCCTGCCTCTCAACAGGCAAGGAAGGTAAGCTTGATTACTCTGACCAGTACCAGTTTCTTGAAGATAACAGAGTTTATCTTATTAAGGCTTACGCTACAGGCTTTTCGCTTCACACAAACGATTTTCTTAAGCTCGACATTTCGGCGCTCAATCCTGCTGAAATTAAAGTAACTCTCAATCAGGCAACAACAGTTTAATTTATCACGGAGGTGTTGAACAATGGGAATTGTGAACGATGTAGTTAATATGCTCGATTTTGACCGTGAGCACATCGAAACAGATGAAAGCACAAAGTCGAAAATTGAACTGATTATAGCCAATGGAAAACAGCACCTCCGCGATTATAATCCTTTGCTTACTGATGAGGATTTTGAACGAGCAACAAGGGCAAGAAGTTTGCTGTTTGATTACTGCCGTTATGCTTACTCGAACGCTGTTGAAATGTTCGACCATAATTTTGAAAGCGAAATTTTGAAATTAAGGCAGGAATACGAGGTGCGAATGTATGATACCGAAGAATAACATTGATTTTTTGACATTCAACGACGGACTTGCAAAAATCTACGAAACCGACGAAAACGACGACATCATCACCGACAGCCTGAAAAAGTATCGCTTTGGCAATGAAAAAATCGGAGTAACTCGGTTTTATGGTGCGAAGCAGAATGATATTGAACTGTCGAAGGTTATCCATATTCACAAAGATGAAACTTTGAGAACGGATATGGCGGTCATTATTGACGGCACACGGTTCAAGATTGAACAAATTCAGCACGATAAGAGCAAAAATCCCCCTTGCTCAATTTTGAGCTTGTCGCAGAGGGGATTATATGAGGGTGGTGCAGATGTATTTTAAGAATTACGACGAATTTGTTGAACTCATAAAGTCTTGTGGTTTTAAGTGTGTGGAGGCAGATTACAACAAGTCAACCCCTGCTCCCTATCTTGTTTACTTTAAAGACGAAGAAACAGGAATTTACGCAGACGGTAAATGCCTTTGGAAAACTGCAAAAATCATCATAGAACTCTACACAGCGAAAGATGACCATGCAAGCGAAACAAAGTTTGAAAAATGGCTCAACGAAAACGGCTTCGGTTGGAAAAAGCCGAACCGAGCGTGGGACACAACAAATAAACTTTGTGTAAGCTATTACACTTTGAGCGTGACTTTCGATGAGTAGTTACAAAAAAGTCGGTATTGACCGAATCGGCGATACTTTATCAAAAGAACTTGCAACCTATTCGGCTGATGTGCAAATGGGCGTTAGATTGTTGGTTGATGAAAAAGCCGAAGAACTTAAAAACGAAATTAAGAAAAATGCACCTGTCGGCAGAAGAAAAAAATATCGCAAATCGTTTAGAGTTAAAATCACAAACGAAACATTTAGGTTTTATGAAAAAACGGTTTATGCTGCTAAACCTGAGTACCGGCTTACACACCTCCTCGAAAAGACTCGCAAAAAGAGGGGCCAAAAAGGCGGAACGGTACAACCGAAGGTGCATATTGCTCCGGCTACAGAGAAAATTCACGACGAATTTGAAGCCGGAATAAAAAAGCTCATCAAATCATCGGAAGCTATGGGTGGCGGTGATTTGAGCGGAATTAAAAGAATTTAAAAACATAAGGAGTGCTTATTAATGAACAAAACTATTAGAAAAGTTGGTTATGCTACGCTTACAGAAAGCAGCACCGGAGAAATCACATACGGTAAGCCCGTGTGGTTTAAGTCTGATAAGGCAGGCGGCAGAAGTATTGGTGCAGAGCCTATCGGCGATTCAAACACAATCTACGCTGACGGCTTGCCTATTATTGTAGCAAGTGCGAACGGCGGCTATACAATCAGTCTTGAGCTTATTTCAGCAGTCGACGACATCGAAAAAGATTGGTTCGGTAACGATGAAGCAACTGAGGGCGGTATCATCGAAAAGGGCGGTATCAAAGTAATGCCGAGATTCGCCCTCCTCGCCGCAAAGGAAACATACAAAGGTGACAAGCTCTACGAGATTGACACATATTTTGACTGCGTAGCTGCAAGAGCCAGCAGGAACGACAAGACATCGGAAGGCAATTTTGATCCACAGTTCCCGACCTTTACGGTTACAGCAAAGCCACGCCCTGACAATGACTTTGTGCGCTACACATCATATGCGGACACTCTGCCCGAAAGCGTTGTAGTTCCGACTGTTAAGGCTGCAAAATCGGCAGTTCCTACAGATCAGGCCTCATCAGACAACACAAAGGCGGTTAAAGGCTAAGTTATGAAAGACACAGTTGTTATTAACGGCAAAGATGTTGAGGTTGAGGTTACGGCTTACACAATGCTCATCTACGAGGACACATTCAAAGGTCACAGCTTTTTGCGTGATGCCGACCGTGTCCTTGTCAAGAACCTCAATGATGTTAAATTTGGCTCTGCTGTAAAGCTTTTATGGGCAGCGGCAAAGACGGCAGACGATACAATTCCTAACTTTAAGACTTGGTCAAGAGATGTGAGCATTAAAGACGCTATTTCGGCGACTGACACAATTATCGAACTCATCGTTGACAGCCTTAAGGGCGACAGCCCAAAAGTGACAGCGACAGCGACCTAAACGGAACTTTCCTGACGGCAAAAGAGGTTTTATCTTATGCCGTCAGGTGTGGTCTGACTGTCGCTGACCTACAAAGATTTACAATAGGTTTTGTGCTCGATTATGTCGAAACCTATTTCGCATTGCGAAATAATAAAAACATCCATGAGGATGAAGAAAAATACCAGAAAATGAAATCTGTATTGCCTTTCGTAACGGAAAGATTCGAAAACAAGGAAATCTCAACAAAGCAGTACAGCGAGTTTATAGACCGATATAGAGAATTGGAGGACAGATATGGCATCTACGATTAAAGGTATTACCGTCAAAATTGCCGGTGACACAATGGATTTGCAAAAATCCCTAAAAGCTGTACAGTCCTCATCCTCGAGCTTGCAGAGAGAACTGACTGCAATTAATAAGCAGTTAAAATTTGACCCTGAAAGCACTGTTTTGCTTACTCAAAAGCAAGAAGTGCTAAAAGAACAAATTGAAAACAGTAAATCTGCCCTTAAAAAGTTACTTGATGTACAGGATCAGGTTGAAGAACAGGCTAAAAACGGCGAAATCTCAACCGAGCAGTACAGGGCTTATCAGCGTGAAGTCGAAAAAACAAAAAGCAAACTCAATTCATTTAACGAACAACTCGACAAGACAAGAGACGAATTTGATAAAGTCGCCAATGGGGTTGAAAACCTTGAAAATAAGTCAAATAAAACTGATTTATCTAAGGTTAAAAAGGAAATGGATGAGGTTAAATCCTCAGCCGACAACCTCAAATCTGCTGTTGGTGGTGCATTAAAAGAAGCTACTGCTACAGCAACGGCAATTGGCGGAACTGTTACAGGCGCAATTGTAAGCGCAAACGGCGAACAAAAGGCGCTAAACTCTTTGCAGGCACAAGCAGGCTTGACCGCCGAGGAGATGACCAAATACAAAAGTGTTATCGGCGAAATTTACAAAGACAATTTTGGAGAATCGCAAGAAGATATTGCGAATACCTTGTCAAAAATCAAGCAAGTTACGGATGAACAAAATCCCCAAAAGCTTAAAGACATGGCGGAAAGTCTGTACACGCTTGAAGCAACTTTTGATAACTTTGATATCAGCGAAACTTTAAGAGGCATTAACGGTCTGATGACCAACATGGGCTTAACAGCTGATGAGGCTTTTGACTATATCGTAAAAGGTGCACAAAACGGCTTAAATTACAGCGGAGAGCTCGGCGATAATATCGCCGAATATTCACAGATTTGGGGACAGGCAGGCTTTGATGCAGAGCAGATGTTTTCAATCCTCGAAAACGGCACAAAAAACGGTGCGTACAATCTTGACAAAGTCAACGATTTCGTCAAAGAATTTACAATTTCCCTTTCCGACGGAAGAATTGAAGAAAATCTCGGTAGCTTTTCAAAAGGCACGGGCGAAATTTTTAAAAAATGGAAGGACGGCAAAGCTACTGCATCAGATGTTTTTTATAGCGTTATCAGCGATTTAAAAAACACAAAGAACGAGCAAAAGGCATTAACTACAGCTTCAACGGTTTGGTCGGCTCTCGGTGAAGATAATGCAATGAAAGTTATCAAATCGCTTGGGAATGTCAACAAAAACTACAAAAGTGTCAAAGGCTCAATGGAAAAAATCAAGGATATCAAATATGATGATGTCGAATCCGATTGGGCGAGCCTCGGCAGAACGGTGCAAACTGATGTCATTAATCCTATCGGCAAATCATTATTCCCCGAAGTAAAAAAACTTTGTAAATTTACGAGCAAGCATACAGATGATATTATTCCAACGCTAAAACAGATTGGTGTTTTAACTACTGCTATTTGGTCGGGTAAAAAGACCACTAAAATAGTTACAGAAATCAAAAATCTGTGGGGAGCTTACAAGTCTTTGAAAGCGGCAACAGATGCCGCTAAAATCTCACAAGAGGGGCTTAACACTGCTCAAAAAGCAAATTTGTGGGGATTAGTTGCAGGTTTAGTTGTTGGTGCTATAGGCGAAATTTGGGCATTTTCAGAGGCTAACGACAGTGCAAAACAATCCCAAGAAGAACTTAACGAAGCTCAGGAAAAAGCAAAAGAAGAAATCAAAGAGCTGAAAGATGCCAATGATGAATATGTTCAGAGCAAAAAAGATGCAGCGGCTGAGGTTGAAAGCGAATTTCAATATTATGACAATTTGTGGGGCGAATTGCAAGGCATTGTAGACCAAAACGGTAAAGTCAAAAAAGGCTATGAAGACAGGGCAAAATTTATCACAAATGAGCTGAGCCGAGTTACAAACGATGAAATCACTTGGAACGGTAATGTTATTCAGTCCTATAAAGACCTTAAAGGCTCTATGGATAAAGCTCTTGAATCAAAAAAAGCGCTTGCAATGTTGTCGGCACTTGAAGAGCCCTATCAAACTGCTGTATCAGGCTTAAAAAGCGCAAAAAATGATGTTACAAATGGTTATGTAGCAAAAAAAAGCGCACAAAAAGATGTAGATTTAGCTAAGGCGAAAGTTACACAAATGAGTGTTACTGGGCTTTCACCAAGTCAAATGGCTTTGAAGTATGCAGGCTGGGGGTTTGAAAACGGCAAAATATCTCAGCAGTATTATTCAAAAATACTCAAAGATTTTCAAAACGGCGAAAATATGTATAAACATTTTGAAGATTTATCAAAATCCGTCGGAAGAGCTTACAGCGAGGCGCAAAATGAAGCCAAAAACAATTTAAAGGCTAAACAAATAGAGTTTGACAAAGCAGATGGCAAGTATAAAGAATATCAGAAAAAAGTAGTTGATTATAACACCACAATTCAAAATTATGAGAATCTCACAGCGGCAAACGCTAAAGGTAACACCAAAGAAATTAAAGCCGCTATGTCGGACTTGTCTAACAACATTGTTACTTATACAACTGGTAACAAAGCTGCTCTTGAACAGCAGGTCAATGATTTTAAGACAAATGCCGAGAATCTACGGACGGCATACAAAGACGGTGTTGAAGGTGTTACAAAAGACCAAGTTGAAGAAGCCGAAGAATTGCAGGAAAGAGCAGAAATCGAGCTTGCTAAGTACACCGATATGTACGGCACGGTTGCCGCAATTGCTACGGGCAAAGCTGATGAGATTAATGCACAACAGCAGAAAATCAAAAACGGTTTCATTGATGCTGAAACAGGTTCAAGAGAAAGCCTCGAAAACCAGCTTGCGAATTTTACCGCAAACTATGAGTTGCTAAAAACTGCAATGGATGAAAATCAACCCGGTGTAACTCAAAAAATGGTTGATAATGCTAAAGAACTTGTAGGTAAGGCAACTGTTGAGCTTAACAAGCTTAAAGGCAACGGCGAAACAGCAGGCAAAAACGGCACCGAGGGCGTAAGCGACGGCATGAAAAACGAAGACGCCCTTGATAAAGTTGATAAATCAGGCAAAAAGGTTCTCAGCAAAGCCGAAAACAGTCTTTCAGAGAGTTACAACAAAGGCTATCAAAAAGGTAAGGATTTTACTCAGGGCTATATTAAAGGCTTGAGCGAGGGCGGACCTACAGGAAGTCTTCACGCGGAAACGAATAGGCAGGCCAGACAACTCGCAGAGACAGGTCTTATTTCTCTTGCAAATGCACAGGATTCACACTCACCATCAAAAAAGACGAGGAAACTTGGAGCTTACTTCGGCGAGGGTTATCGTCTTGGAATCGCCGATGAAATTGCCGAAACACAAAAGACGGTAAGGTCTTTAACCTCAAGGGCCTTGTCAGCGGTTGAATGTAATCCAATTGGAGCGGTGAACAATAAATTTGCAGACATTCGCACGCAAAGCCAAAATGCGACAGTAAACGGTCAAATGTTGAAAGCTGTTACTACAAATTTACCTACGATTGAGATTAAATTTGCAGGCGATGTAAATATCAATAATGACATGGATGTTGACGAATTTAACCGCCGTGTATCAAATGCGATCATGCAGACACTTGTTTGTGAAGTATCAAAATGGGGAGGTTAAAGATGAGGCATAGTTTTATATATAACGGCACCAATTTGCGGACATTGGGATTTTTTATAGCTACACCTCCCAAATATCAAATAGCGAAACGCAGTTTTGATTTTACCCCTGTCTACGGCACAAACGGCGGAGTGATTTCTGACAATGGTGTTTTCGATAATGTTGAAATGCAGATTGAGGTCAACAGTTATCCGTACATTGTGCCAAACGAAAGCAATGCAGAGCTTGTAAGAGCGTTTACTGAATGGCTTACTGTTTGGGACGGTGAATATAAAATCTTTAGGAATTCATATAACCCCGGTTATTATACAAAAGCGATTTGCACAGGGATTGAGCCAATAGAAGAAGTTGCACCTCTTTGTTTGTCAACAACAATAAATTTCAGCCGAGTGCCGTTCTGGTATAGCGATTTAGGACAAGAGATTATCCAGCCAAAATTGACCTCGACACAAACGGCGGAAATCAAAATTTACAACCCCGAAAAATACACAGCCGAGCCTTTCATCAAGATTATCAATAAAGGCACAAAAGTTAATCCGTTGACGCTGACGGTTAATGACGGTCAAACTTTAACAGTTAAAACATCATCGGATAAGGATTATATTGAGCTTGATTCCGAACAGCAGTCCGCTTCTTTCGATAACGGCACGAGTTTGGCGAACAATTGCATAAGTTGTACAGAGTTTCCAAAGCTTTTGCCCGGTTGGAATAAAATAAAACTCTCAGGGAAAAGCGCAAATGCGTTTACCGATATTGAAATTAAGCCGAATTGGAGAAGATTGTAATGTACCCTATTTTGTACAATATTGCTGACTATTACAAAAATTCAACACCATTGTTCGATTCTAACGGTTTCGGTTTTTTGGCTGAATGCACCGAGTTTTTGGTGACAATGGAGCAAAATGGCACATACAGCTTTAGTGCAAAAATTAAAAGCACAGATAAGCTTGCGCCCAAAATTAAAATAACCTCATATATTAAAGCAAAAGTAAACAATGTATCTGAACCACAGTACTTTTACATCACGAAAATAGAGGTCGATAAAAACGGTGATTTGACCGTATCGGGCGAACATGTGTCAAGAATGTTTTTTCAAAATGGCACAATTCCTCGTGCGACAGACGGTTCGATGTATGGCACACCGAAAGAATTAATTGACCACTTCATGCGAGATTACAGCCAGGTAGGGAAACCTCTGTATATGTGGTTTACGGAGGCCCCATATAAGTGGTTTAGTTTTAGCTCATCAATCACAGCCAAAAAAAGAATCTCCTTAGGCTATTCACAGGCAGTAAAGTTTGAGGACATTTTCAAAGACGATGACGAAGGGTTGATAAATCAGTTTGACAGTGTTTTGTATTTTAACAATTTTGATATTCATTTTGAAAAAATCAGTACAGCAGGGGCGAAAAATGGCTATCGTATAGCTTTCGGCGCTAATGTGTCAGATTATAAGCAGACTGCTGAAATTGGCAACTACTATACACATGTTATGCCTTACGCACGATGCAACACTACGAATAATAAAGAAGTTGTCGTATCAAGCCCTGAACCGTATGAAACAGGTTTAAAACGGAGCATAAAAAACACATATTTGTATGATTGCACAAGTAAAATCAAAAAATATACTTTAAATCCAAGCACCGGCGAAAACTACGAAGAAGTCAGAGATGCCTTGCGGAATGCCGTTGCCGATTATAACTATTCAACAGAACAGACAGCGGAAACCCTGAGTATAAGGGTAACTCTTGAAAACGAGCTCACTAAAATGCACGCAATCAAACTTTATGATGAAGTGACGGTTGTAATGCCGGACGGCACGAATTTGAACCGAAGAATTTCAAAAACGGTCTACGATAGTGTATCTCAGAAATACAAAGAAATTACAATCGGCGACTTAAGTATGTCAATGTCTGATTTGCTCAAAATTCAAAGGAGGTTTAGAAGATAATGGCAATTAGCATAAAACATAAATCAATTACAATTGATGTAAATGACCGCAACGCACCGAATATTGTTGCAATTGCAAATGTAAATGACAAAGCAGTCCGCTATCTCGATGTAATGTTGACGGCCAGCGGTGAAAAATTGACCTTTGCAGACTGCACAGTAACTGCAACCTTTGCGACGGACGGATATTTAATTTCAGATTCAGTCGCTTGCACACTGAACAGCACAGCGGATGTTATTACTGTTCCGCTCGAAAATTTCAAGTCTATGTCGGGCTTCTTGGCAATCGAAATTAAGATTGCAAATGGCGAAACGCAGGTGTTAAATACTCCGCTGACCTTAAAAGTTAAAGTCACACCGAGCCTCGCTGAGAATAGCAAGATAGATAGCGAAAGTGCTGGCAGTTTTGCCGAAATCAGCCGAGAGGTTGCCACAGCAAGAGGCGGTCATAATTCACTTGGAGCAAGGCTTAACGGGATTGATTCGTCTGTTTCTGACAAAGCTGATAAAAGCACGGTCAGTCAGTTATCAGCACGAATGCAGACGGCAGAGAAAGCTCTTACAGGCAAGGCAAACGCAACAGACGTAGCCAATGCACTTAAACCAAAAGAAGACAATTCAAACAAAGTGAGCTCCAAAACGGACATTACAGACAGCAGCACTAATTATCCGAGCGTTAAATATCTGAACGATTTCTATTACGACGCAAACGAAGCCTACTCATCAGAAGAAACGGACAAGCTTCTTGCAACTAAATACGATTCGTCAAATATCGAAAGCGGAACATCAACGCTTACACCATACTCAACCGTTGCAGATAAAATCAAAAGTGCAAACTGTACATATAAGACGATTGGTGACATCGTAATCGTCAGTGCAACGGTCAAAATGAACGCAGTATCTCTTGGCGGCAATAGCATGTGTCCGCTGATTGATTTGCCGTACAAATGTATTTCCGAGGACAATGTTTTTTGTGTTGGTATTTCAAACCTTGGCAAGCTCTTTAAATTTGCCATTCCGAAAAATAACACTTGGCTACAGTTTTCAACTCAGGATAAGACGGCTTACACATTTGCAGACGGCGAGCAAATTAATGTGATTTGCTTGTACAAAATTAAATAACGGAGGCAAAAATTATGGAACTTAAAGAAAAAATCACACTCGATATGCTCACAAAGGACAGCGTGTCGGTACTCAGACAGCAGTTTTTGACCTTTAACGGTGAAGAAATGCAGGTCGGCGGAAACATCCGCAACGCATACATGAACAGCAAATCGGGCAGAGAACAGCTTAAAACGGTGCTGTCAGACGAATATTACAATGCTGTCATGGCGGTGTGGGGCGACAATCCAACCGTTGATGAGCCGATAGAAAGCGAGATCGAAGTAAAATGACACCCGAAGTAATTGTATCGGTTATATCACTGTTTGGTACTTTAGTTGGCACGCTTGGTGGCATTTGTGTAAGCAACCGAATGTCGAACTATCGCATTGAACAGCTCGAAAAGAAAGTTGAAAAACATAACAATCTCATTGAGCGCACATATGCGATTGAACAGCACAATGCGGTTGTGGACGAAGAAATTAAGGTTGCCAATCATCGGATTGAAGACCTCGAAAAAATCAGCGAAAGGAAAGATTGAAAATGAAAAAGATTTTCACCAGAAATTGGGCGAAAGCAACAGCCGTCAGAGCTATTAAAACGGTCGCACAGACAGCTATTGCAACAATCGGTGTATCTGCCGTTATGACAGATGTAAACTGGCTTGCAGTAGGCTCGGCATCTTTGCTTGCAGGTGTATTGTCTGTGTTGACAAGCATTGCAGGTTTGCCCGAAGTTTCGGAAAACTAACTAAAATAAAAGGATAGCCCAGTTGAAAATTAAATTTCTTCTGGACTATCTATATTTTTTAGATTATTGTTACGAAATTACTGGTATGCCGGTTATATATGGTGGAAGTCCATCTGGGTAAAGTTTAATGAGATTTTTGTAATTTCTTTTATAGTTTTCATTATTTTTGATTGATTTCTGCCATTTGCGTACTGCATTAAGAATATTATTGCAAAAAAGCTTAACATCAATATTTAAGGCATCATTTATAACATTGTTATGCATAGTTATGCCATGACAAGCTGGAGCTAAAAATATAATTCGTGAATATGTAGAATTTTCGTGTGTGGTTTGTGCTTGATGCACATATGAACAACGGAAATAGTAACAATCCTTGCCGGAAATAGATAGATTGCCCGGTTCTTTTGCGTAAGTGTCATACCAAGCAATATATTTATGTTTTTTTGCTACGCCGTCATTTGACTGCAGTGCTCCACAAATATCGGGCAATGTTAGAGAAGCTTGCAACGCTAAATAGTATAGTTTAGCGTCTAATGCCCGTTCAATTTCTTTTAAAATCAACTCCATATGATTCACCTCCCTTCTATTATGAATTATACCATATTATATATAAAAAATGTAGTAAAAGTGGGGAGTGCATAAAATAAAAACGAAAGCGAGGAATAATTATGACAAATGCAAATTTTATTAAACTTGCAGTATCAGAGGTAAACAAGTATGTGTTAAATCACTTAGATAAGTCAGATGATACACCTGATTTTGACACTTTTGTAGTGTGGTCATGTAAGACTTTGCAAAACCATAAATGCCTTATCAGCACAACATTACACGACGGGATGTATTACGAATGCACCTACAACGGCGATAAAAACGAAATGTATCTTGATGCATACAAAAAGTTTGAAAACAAAAAAATTATTTGCGAAAGTGAGGAACGACTATGAGTAATTCAAAACTTGTAAATTACACTAAATTATCGCCAAATCACAGCGGTAAGCGTACACACAGCATTGACCGAATCACTCCGCATTGTGTTGTAGGTCAGTGCAGTGTCGAAACCCTCGGCAGCATTTTTATGAATACAGCCTGTGAGGCAAGCTGTAACTATGGAATCGGCTATGACGGCAGAGTGTTACTCTGTGTCGATGAGGGCAATCGTTCTTGGTGCAGTTCATCAAATGCAAATGACCAGAGGGCGGTGACAATCGAATGTGCAAGCGACACGGTAGCTCCGTACACCATGAACAGTAAGGTGTATAGCAAACTTATTGCACTCTGCGTTGACATCTGCAAGCGTAACGGCAAGACTAAACTGCTTTGGTTCGGTAACGAGGACAAAACTTTAAACTATTCGCCAAAATCAGGCGAAATGGTCTTGACTGTACATAGGTGGTTTGCAAATAAATCCTGTCCGGGCGACTGGCTCTATAACAGGCTCGGCAATCTTGCAGACGAAGTAACCGCACAGCTAGGCGGTAAAACAACAAACACGGAGGTAGAAGAAATGATTAAATACGGCGCACACAATACAGCAACACTTGCGTTCAAGAAGCAGTTAATTACTTTATACAATATGAGAATCATCAAGACGAAAGTCGATAATTCAAACGGTTTCGGTGACGGCACTTTGAAAGCTGTAAAAGAGGCACAGAGAGCAGGTAAGGTCATGGTTGATGGTATTGTCGGTGAAAAGACAATCAATGCTATCTATCATCTCATCAATGACGGCATCAGGGCGAAAGACAGCAAAATCGCCAACGCAAAAAAAGCACTCAGCTGATTAAAACCTAAAGAACATTCAACACATAATTGCAAAAAAATCCCCCTCATCCGCCGTAAAAAGCGAGTGAGGGGTTTTGTTATTTGTTATTATTTTCTGTTGCAATCCTTTCGAGCTCACGGATTACAAGTTTTTCAACATAGGTAGGAGGGGTTCGCTTGCCAGTTTCCCAGTTTTCAATTGTTCTTTTGGGAATTTCAAAAACTTCGCTCATTTTAGCTTGGGTTAATCCTGCGTTGAGCCTTGCTTCTCTAATCGTCAATTTTATCAACCCCTTTCATAAAACCATCAATCCAAATGACCTTGCCTGTCTTATATCGGCGGAAGTGCCCTCGAACTTGGAACACACCTTCAGGGCTTCTGTGACGACCAACTGAGGCTGCATATAATTGGTTCTGGAAAGGTCTGAACACGATTGTTTTGTCGCCTTTTTGATTTGTTCCGACAGCGGAAAATTCTCGCTTATCTCGGTCAAGAAAATTCCCATACCATAAGAAAGCGTTTGTGTGAACATACGAAGTTATCAAGGTCATCATTAGATTAAGCTGTTCTTGGCTCATTTCAGCTTCTTCTGCAAGTTTATAATGAATTTGAAAATCGTTCGCACCTTTGGGAGTAGGAAAGAACTCGCCTTTAGCGAACAGTTTTTTGTTGATTTTCAGAGAAAATCTTCTTTGAAGCTCTTTTGATTCGACATATAGCACGTATTCAGGATTATCTTTTTTTCGTATTTCACACTTGCGAAAAAAAGGTTCAGCTAAGGAACATTTCAATCTGTCTTTGTCAGCCCATTCTCTAAGATAGAAATAGGCTGATTCTTCGATGTATATGGTATTCAA